AAAAGTAATAAATTATTACTTTTCTATATATAGAATTTTTTTTCAATAAAAAGAACAAAGCTATGGAGCGGGAAATCCCGCTCCAAGAAAATTATTTTTTACCGAAAATTTTAATGATCAATTGAAATATCACTATCACTAGAAATACTTCGATCATTAAGCGACTGCAAATAGAGATTGGTTTGGTAAATCTAAAATTTTATTTCCGATTACCTCGTAATCAATTCCTCTATCGTAGTCGTCAGTCTCATGAGCCAAGTGTGTGACGGCGTTTGCTAACTTCCATTTGGTTGTCGCTCCCTCCGTCTCATCAATTCTATTTAATAAATTATTTAGAATTGAGTCATGCTCCGTCTCGGTGAAGTTAAAAGTTTGTTTTAAAACTTTTACTGCTTCGATTGGTTTTGCAATCACAATACCATCCGCTTCCTTTAATCGATCAACTTGCTTTTGAAAGTTATCTCTATTAGCCGTATGTTCGACTACGTCTTGAACTTTCTGTAATAGCAATCGATTGTCATCGGTCTTAGTTTGATCCGATAGCATCGCCCACAATTTATCATCCGCTTGAGATGATGTTAAATGCGTTGCTCTCATCGAATTGTCAGCAATGATCAATCCATTATTACAAACGCATCTGTCAATAAACGGCTTGACATTAATTGCACCGCTTCCGACTTCCGAATTAGAAATGATCACACCGTATCTTACGATGTCACCTTTTTTAATTTCATCAACGAGATTGGTTGCAATCGCTTTGATATATAACTTTGTATCGGTAATCTGACACTCAGTTATTTCCCAATTGTTTTTTGGATCAAGTAATATTGGCAAGACTGTTGAGGCAATCTCATCATTATCTACTCTTCGATACTTATCGGAGAGAAAGGCTCGAACTAAAAACTTCGCACCATCCGTTAGTTCATGAGTTCTAATCATTTTGGCGGAGTCAGATTTCTTAAACCAATGATTAAAATTATCAGCGACTAGCTGTGGACTACTTGCCATCATGCGATCAACGTAAGGTCTCGGAACTTGAAACGTTGTTGCGATCTGACCGAGAGCATGATTATTAATGCCGTAGATATTGGAGTCGTTTGAGTTTGTATTCAAATCAAAATTTAAAATATTATCTTGAGATGCGTACATTCTCATTCCCTCCGTTCTGACTACGTAGTCTCTCTTTTGCTTACTCTCATTAACAATCTTTGTTAAGAGTTCCTCAGCGTTTAGTACTGTTTTTACTTTATTAGACATATTTATTTCTCCTTATATTTATAGTTTATGTCATCCAATACTTAAGTATTGGTGAATACCCACAGGAGCAGGTATTCATAAATACTTAATCTGAGTCGTCTTTTTTCTTATATCCCACGATTAAAAAATCGTATCCATCGGCATCGCTGACATCGATAGTTTTATTAATTAATCCTAAGACATTTCTTTTGCTTTCCCAATCAACGCCAAACCACATCGCTCCGTCTTTGGTCGGTATTTCTTGCCATCCAAAACTTTTAATTGTTTGGATTTGTTTAGGAGTCAAAAATTTTTTACTCATCGACATCTGCTCCACACTCAGTACAGATATGAATGCACTGTTTGTCATTGTTTCTGCAATCCTCACAATTTAAATATCGGATAATTGCTTTGCAACATTCACTGAGTTTACTCATCCTCTTCCTCCAATTGCACTCTCAATTTAAAGAGTAAGGTCTCATCCGTTGACGGCTCTTTAAATTTACGATGATAGGTGATCGTTAATTTCTTTTGGAAATTTTTTTCTAGCAATTGATTAACGCAATCAATTGCCGTTCCTACTTCATCGTTGATTTCTTCTAGCGGTACGTTGAGCGTTGTCTCGACTTCGTCAAGAACTTGGTAGACTTTAAATTCATGAGTCATAGTTCAACTTCCTTTCCGTCTACTTCCCAAGTACACTGATCGGTATAGACTGCGTTTGGATATTTCTCTTTGATCGCTTCCCGCTCATGATCAAAACAAAGATAATCATTTACAGGATCGCAACTGCAATCGGCGTCTATGGTGTACTCGGTATCGTCTCCCCAATCTGTATCAATGTATTTTACTTTGATAGTGTTGAGTTCGTAGGACTGAGGCTCATAGGAGTCCGATCCGCAGTCGGAGACAAATTCCACAATCTCATCGTAAGATAGATGGCGGTCACTCTCAATTTTATAATTGCGAGTATCCTTAGATGTCTCCGATACTTTGTAAGTAAATCTACTCATCGGTCACCTCTTTCTCATTGTCACTAACTAAAGATAAAATTTGCCCAGCAAATTCCATTCTGCCTTCGTAGATATCCTCTGATCCATCGGTGACTTCCTCAATAGCTTTGTTTCCATCCTCGATGCAATCCTCACATGCCTTTTTTATTTTGGCTATAAGTTTACTGCTCATCGAGAATAGTTTCCTTTGTATAGCGGGAAGTTATTTTGCTCCCATCCATCACGATTTCTGAGTCGATCTATAATGAATGCGAACTTTTTAGACTCATCCGTTAAGACGGCGTTTGTCTTGACTGCTTCCGTCTCTTTGGACTCGTACATTACTCTCCAAAAGTTTGGAGTTTGATTTAAGGTTAAACCATTATTACAAATGGCTCTACTTTTTAAGACTGACATATTTATTTCTCCTTATGTTTTCTCCAATACTAAGTATTGGTGAATACCCGATTAACAGGTATTCATAAATACTTAGACAACTTGATATTTTTTTAAAATATCAATTTCCTCTTTCTCAATGTCTTTTACCCACTCAACGCTGACTACTTGGTGATCCACCATAAATTCTTTTTGATCGTATGGTGATCCGTAAATAAAACTGTGGTCATAAAATTCTTTTATAATTGTATGATCCGTAATTTTATTTTGTTTGTAGTCATCAAGAGTAAAGGTCTCGTAATAGCCATACCACTCGTATTTGATATCACCATTACCTACTTCTAACTTATAAAGTATCATTGAGTCATTCTTTTCTTTCTACAATTTCATAAGTACCTTCATAAAATTGTTTGAAAAGTTCGTGACAATAATCACTGCAAAATACATCTCCAAGTTCATTGATTATATATTTTTCAAGATCACTCTCACTACAGTGTTCGCAATGATAACTACTCATTGAGTCATCGTGGTTGCTGATCCATTCGCAATGATTGTTCCATCATCGTAAATGAAGTAGACCTGCCCATCAATAATTTGGATGGTTTCATTTCCCTCGTTCATGATTTCTCTCCGATCTGATAAATGACTGCCTTTTTATTTCGGTACAATTTATTTTTAAATAAATCGTAGTGAACTTTAATACCATTAACTTCGGTATCGGTCATACTTCCCATGTACATCCAATCGTTTATATACAAATTCTTTTTTGCATATTGGTTATCGGTTGAACTTTCTAAATGAGAAGTAAAGACACCTTTGTCGATAGCATTATTAAAAGCGTCTAGATGATTTCTCATATGATGCTCTCTTGACCACTCAGTCATAGTCTATCCTCAACTTCCTTAATCGCTTGTTCCACATCAGCTTTAAAACTTTTATATGTATAAGTTTTATTTCCTGTTGCGATAGTCGTAATGAGACCATTTAATTGTCTTAACGCTTCTTGCTCATCAGTTAATTCTTCTGACATACAAAGAAGGTCATAATCAAAATCACCTTTTCGAATTTTTGTATTGTTCAAAAATTGTCTGGTAAATCTACTTATGGTCATCGTCACCTACTTTCACGTCTCCCCAATTGTTCGGGACATCATCCAAGCTAGTTTGAAAAGGAAAGAAATCCATGAACGGCTTAAATTCATTTATACTTTTATAATTGAATTTATGATCCACCGTATTTTCATATCTTTCTACCGCATCCCCTATTCGTCTCATTAAACTATTAAATTCTTTGAAACATTCTAGGAGTTCGAGTTCCGCTTTTGCTGACTTGATACTGTAGTCAATTTCATAAGTTAGTGTCATAGTAGAGTCCCCGCTTCCTCAAAAGTAGTAAACAAGACTCCACCATCGTTTCCCTCACTATCGGCACTCGGACACATCCAATGACCATCGGAAAAAATTATTTTGAGCGTTCCCTCAAATTCATCTCCGAGTCCGTCATCTTTGGTGACTCTTTGTACATCCGCAATCGTTCTTCCTTTGAGATGCACATAGGCGTTTAATCTGAATTTCTCAGAATAGTTTGGTATCGTTTCCATATTTATTTCTCCTTATGTTATTTGTAATTGAATACTGAGTAAGTATTCATGAATACTCAAAGCGAGTATTCAAAAATACTTATGGTTTTATTTCCTCGACTGTAGGATCAAAGGTTGCCATCGTGTCTACCTTTATTGCTTCCCAATTATCTGAGTCTTGAGATTTTTCTAATGCCTCTTTCTCGTCATTAGCTTCTACTTCTAAAATGTAAGTAGTTTTTTCCCAAATAACTTTTACGATTTGATAGTCCTTCATGCTATCTCTCTCACGAAATCCTTTTCACGTACATTTCTTGCACAGTCACCTAATTCTTTCACATCTGCAAATTTTACTTTGTATGCATTTGCAAGGGCTTTGTACAATCTGTTTTTGTGATCTCTATGAGTATGTCTTTGAGTAATGTTTGGATAATCTATTATTAAAGTTCCATAGACTTCATCCAATCTGCGATCATAATTTTGCGAAAGAATATAACCGCCGTCACCATTAGCTTGATACTTAATTAATGTTTCAAGATTGTTTCTCATATTTATTTCTCCTTATATTTTTTGATATTGAATACTTGGTTAAGTATTCATGATTACTCAATATCGAGTAATCAAAAATACTTATATCTTTAGAGTACCATCGAATGAAAAGTTCGGCAGTCTCGCAACGCTATACTTCGACTTGGCGTCTCTACCATTTCTAAAAAAATTAAAAAGTTTATACCATCGATGCAATTTAGCTTCCGATAGTCCGTCATCCTCTAAAGGCTCAACTGCTCCAAACAATTGTACATTTGTTTGATCAGCTAACTGACAAATATATTTTAAGATACTTGTACTGTGAGAAGTAAGACCTGCTCCACTTCCTCTTTTTTTAGAATGAATAGTGATGAATTCAATCGCATCGCCTTTCGGTCTAAAAGTAAACTGAATGACTTGATCAAATTCTAGCGTATCCATGTCGGTAGTCGTAAAACATACAGTCCAATAAGACTTTGGATAATGCTTCGGATTAGTTCCTCGGATCAAATCGTATCGTGTTCCGTTGATCGTGACTGCTTTTATCCACGCTCCACCAAAATTAAAAAATTCTTGGTTATCCGTTCCTGTAAGTTTTGTTAAAAATTTATTTACCATTTTTATTTTCTCCTTTTGTATTTGAATACTGATAAGTATTCATGATTACTCAAAGCGAGTAATCAAAAGTACTTATTTTAGTTTTTCGTTTTCAGCGACTAGCTGATTGTATTCTGAGTCACATAGTTCATACCATTTACGACTACGAAAGTTTGGATCAGCTTTTCTTGAGTTTCTTTTAATGTCATCATCGATAACAATAGCTAAACCGCTCAATAAGTTTTGAGTTTTTTGAGACTGATCGGAACAATTTTTTCTGTAGTCTTGGATAATCGCTAGGACTCTCGCTAATTCTTTTGTCATTAGTTATTCTCCAATAATAAAAGTTTGTTTTGTTGTAATGTAATTAAAGTTTTGATTTCTTTTTTTACATCGCTTGTCTTAACGTTGTATTTCTCAGCGAACTCTTTTACTAATTTGTTCACATAAGATTTGTTAGTCCATCGACTAATTAAGTTAGGATATAAATCTTTCATATCCCAAAAACAACGAGTCACTCTTGAAGAGTAATTTAATGATTTTATTTCTACTGACATTTTATTTTCTCCTTATGTTATTTGTAATTGAATACGTTATGTATTCACAACTGCCCTCAGCAATTGCAAGGGCAATTGAAAATACATAAAAGAAAAAAAATAAATATTCTTTTCAATGGCAACTCAATCTCAGTGTCCTGTCCAATTAGGTTTGGAAGCTAATTGCGGTTGGTCGACTTATTGCCGTACAGTAAGTTAATAGTATGGTGTCTGCCTTACTGCTCCGATGCCTTTACTAGTGACGAAAAAATTTATGCTCGAAAAATTAAAATTGAGTTTTTATAAACAATTGAAATTTTTGAGCCAAGCAGTCGTGCCTAGTAAATTGAACTAAATCTAATTTAAATTTTGGAGCAGTGTCGAGAGTCTGCAAGGCATTAACGTTCTCTGGCTGACCAAAAAATAAAAAACCAAATACTATTTTTTTCATATTTGGAATTCGGAGATTTAAAAAGTTCATGTGATTAAAAATATACTTATTTATAATAAAATATCTACTAATATTATATCTATTATTATCCTTATTTATCGGGCTTTTTTTAGACCTAAACTCAGGGATCGCTTGTTATTTTTAGGTTTCAACGGGAATTTTTTCCGTTTTAAAGCGTTTCTAGATAGGTTTTAAATTGGTTAGCGTATGTTTGATCGTGGTCAGCGGAACGTGGAATTTTCAATCTGCTTTAATTTTTTCAGGGCTCTGTAAAATGCCTTCAATCTTTTTTTATCTGATTGAAAATATTCCTCAGCAACGCCGTTGTTAATTACTGCATCCAATACCAAAGACTCTAAGCGAGTCAGCTTTTTTATTTTTTTATTCATACTTATAGATATGCGTTTTAAAAATTTTTTCCCAAAAAAAAATTTGAATTTATTAATCATCCGCCGATATTGTTTATATGAAAATAGAATATGCAGAAATCAAAGCGTCAAATAAATCGGATGCAAAAACTAATGTAGACATTTGTCTACACCTATCGGGATTTACTTCTAAAGAATTTAAATTCGGAAAGATTAAAAAAATAAGTGAGAATACTTATGAAGTAGAAATTATTTTTAAAGGTGACAAGGGTGTCTTTGATTAATCGAACTCGTAAGGCTCATCGATAAAATCCTCATACCAATTCATCTTAAAGTGAACGTCATCTCTATTCTCTTCTAATTGTTTAGAATATTTGATGAGACATTCTCCGATATTCTTTAAGAATATTTGTTGCTCTAATTTACTCTCTAAGCGGTCAGCGACTAGCGGAACGTTGGTGACAAAATACATTCCACTAGACCTGATCACATCTAGATCATCCTCATCTATTTGAAATGCAATGTTCACTACTTTTGTTTTTTGTTCTTCACTTAGTTTTTCTAGTTTGTATTTCTTTAAATCTATAATCATAACTAATTGTTATTAGATATTTTATTTAATATCCATTAGATAAATTATTATAAGAACTTCACACTCTTCACAGTACTATAAGTTTTTTGAAAAAATATTTTTTTAGAGAGAAAATTATTTTTAAACAAGTGTGATAGTGTGAAGAATGATTTATTAATATTGAGTTATATAGCTTTTTACCATCACACTACTAGTTTTGAGAAGTGTGATAGTGTGAAGGGTTTGAGCATTGGTACTAGGTAATTGCGGGAAAATTTTGAAAATTTATTTTTTATAATAATATTTCTAAAAAAACTCATAGTACCAATAATTGCAATCTGAAATAAAAATATTAATAATTGTGTCACGCTATATTTTTTATGAGTAAGGAAAAAAATTTATACAAAATGGTTAAAGACAAACTGTCAGATTTTAATCCAATTCGTATTGAAACAACTACTATTAACGGATTTCCAGATATGATTTTATTTAATAAAAATAAACACGCTTTGTTTATTGAATGTAAGGTTTGTGAGCGTCACAATCTGCTACAAAGTTTGAGACCGCATCAAAAATCATTCCACCATAAATACTCTCAGCTTTTTGGAAATCTATTTATCTTGCAACGCTCTCTCAAAGAGAGAAGAGTTTTTCTGTATAGATCGCTCTTTTTGGATTTTTTAGAGGGAAACGCTGACCACTCACCGCTGACCGCTGTTTCATTGGGTGAAACGTGGGACACGATCCGAGAAATTTTAAACAATGACCACAAGATATAGAGACATCGATCCGCTGACCGCTAGAAGCGTTGAAAAATATAGACTTATCTGTTCTTATAATATAGATTATGCAACAATTACAGCTGACCGCTGTTCGATGGCTTAGGTACTTTGGAAAAATGATTTTAAAAGTAATAAAAAATTACCCCCACCCCCCAAAAAATCGCCCCGATTTATATGCGCGTATGTTAAGGTTTGCAACATACACACACTGATGGAACAAAATTCACGTATGAACTATGAAAATTTAGATATGCAGCAACTAAAGGCGATGGTTTTACTTCGTCAAAAGCAAGAACAAGAATTTGCGAGAGCAAATTTCATGAGTTTTGTAAAGGCAGTATGGCCAGAGTTCGTAGAAGGACCTCATCATTTAAGAACTTCTGAACAATTTCAAAAATTTGCAGCGGAAAAAGCACAAAGATTAATTATCAACATGCCTCCACGACATACAAAATCAGAATTTGCTAGTTATTTGTTTCCAGCGTGGATGATGGGACTCAATCCTAGACTAAAAATTATTCAGGCAACGCACACAGGTGAGCTGGCAGTTAGGTTTGGTAGAAAAATTAGAAATTTAATGAATTCGAAAGAATACAAGCGTATATTTCCTAATGTAACTTTAAGAACTGACAACCAAGCAGCTGGTAGATGGGAGACAAATCATGGTGGTGAGTATTTTGCAGCGGGTGTTGGGGGTGCTATTACTGGTCGTGGTGCTGATCTTCTCATTATTGATGATCCCCATTCTGAGCAAGACGCACTCAGCGAAACTGCTATGGATAATGCTTACGAGTGGTACACTAGTGGTCCTCGACAGCGTCTACAACCTGGAGGATCTATTGCTATTGTTATGACTCGATGGTCTAACAAAGACCTGACAGCTAACTTAATTAAAAAAATGGCGGAGCCGAAGGCTGACAAGTGGGAATTAGTTGAGTTCCCCGCAATCTTAGACGACGATGATGAAGAAAAAAGAAAACCTATTTGGCCTCAGTACTGGAAACTAGAGGAATTAGATAAAGTTAAGGCTTCGCTGGTACCCAGCAAGTGGAATGCCCAGTGGCAACAAAACCCTACCTACGATGGAACCAGTATTATTAAACGTGAGTGGTGGAATATTTGGGAAAAACCTAATCCACCAGCGTGTGCTTTCATTATTCAAAGCTATGATACTGCATTTTCTAAAAAAGAAACCGCTGACTACTCTGCAATTACCACTTGGGGTATCTTTTATCCTAACGAGGGCAACGAAACGCATTTAATTCTTCTTGCATCCACCAAAGGTCGATGGGATTTCCCTGAATTAAAGCAAGTCGCGAAGCAAGAACTCCATAAATTCAATCCTGACAGCGTTATTATCGAGGCAAAGGCGTCAGGGACACCCTTGATACATGAGCTTAGACGATTTGGCGTCTATGCAACCGCATTTTCCCCGAACCGCGGGATGGATAAACATGTTCGCTTAAATACAGTCGCTCCCATCTTTGAAGCGGGACACGTTTGGCGGACCGATGACAGTTGGGCGCTGGATTTACAAGAAGAGCTGGCGTCTTTCCCTTACGGAGAGCACGATGACTTAGTTGACGCGACTACATTAGCTCTGATAAGATATCGAGAAGGAAACTTTGTCAGGTTGAACGATGACGACGAGGGAATCGACGAACCTGTGCACCATGATAGCTATGAGTACTACTAAAAAATTAATTAATCCTGAAGACAGGAGACTAAAACAAAAATTAACCCCCAAGCAAATGCTGTTCGTGACTAACTATGTTCAAGGAACGCTGACAGGGAAAATATCGGCAGCGGAGGCGGCACGCCAAGCGGGATACGCTGATGGCAGAGCTCGACAAACTGCCCACGAACTTTTGAACCCTCACCTCAATCCCTTTGTGGTCGAAGCGGTGAATGAAATGAAACAAGATTTGTATGAGACGGCTGGCGTTTCGATGGCCTCGCACCTCTCATCGTTGAAAGAAATCCGCGAAGCGGCAATGGAGAGTAAACACTACTCGGCTGCCGTGAATGCAGAAGTGAACCGCGGTCGAGTGGCAGGCTTCTACGATAACAAAGCGCAAGCGGAGAACTCTCTCGATAGCATGAGCAAAGAAGAATTGATTAAAGTTTTACAAAACTATGATAAGCTCGGCATTCAACAGGATCGTGGTCTGATCGTTCAAGATGACATGAAGAGCGAACCGCGAACCGTGGAAGGTGACTAGATGGCTTCTAAGTTTATAATAGATGATGCGTTAATATCAGATATGCTGAATTTTTCGGCGAAACCTGCACCGACATATCGGCAAGCGGAAGACGCATCCATGAGAGGATTAGAATCTCTCCTTATCCCCGATGCGCCAGGCGTACCTGAGGGAGAAGCCTACTATCCGCAGACAGCGGAAAGCGGTGACAGTCGATTTAGTATCACTCAAAAAAATATTCAAGAACTAGGAAATACATTCAAAGGGATTATTGACATGCACAGTCAAGGCATGAAACAAATTGATGAAGACTTTGCCGATGATCCCATTGCAAAGAACGCTCTCAAATCTTTAGGGTATTTATCAACAGGAACCAATTTAGCAATCACCGCTGGCTTCTCTCCTTTTACTTTGGGAACAGCATACCTTGGTGATTTAGTAGCAAACATTACAGGAGATGAAACCACAGGAAGACAACTGTTTCGTGACTTGAATACTTTTCTCATAGGTAGAGGGGGAGAGGCTCCCGTCACGATTAAGATACCCTCAAAGAAGGGTGTCGTTAATGCTACCGTCAATAAGGATGGATCGATTAACGTCGGAGAGAAAACCTATGGCGGCGATTTAAATTTAAACAGAGCGCAGTTCATGGATCTCGTTCGAAGAGAAACCTTTGGCTCTGCTGGTCGCGAGACGGGCAATCTTAATTTGATGCCACTGAGAGAGGATGGACTTCCCTCACCCACAGTACAAAAAACAGAGATACCGAAGGTCAAAGAAGTTATCAAAGATATTCAAACAAAAGCGAAAGACACAGCTCCCGATCCAAAAGCAAAAGATTTAACTTTAGATAATATTGATCCCAAAGATGTTACCGACAATAGCTACAATCCAGCAGTTTTAATTCCTAAGTTTTCGACAGAAAAACAGACAGGAGATAAAGTTCTTAATGAAAATAAAACCGCTCCCGCCTTAACTAAAAACTTTGATGCAAGCACTGCCTATGGTTTTCCTGGTCAGTGGTGGGATTTTAAAACCAATCAATCATTAAACAATAAAAGCTTTATGTCAGGAACCATTACTATTGATCCTGAAACCTTACTCCCCTCTACTCAGTTTAATAATGAGATTAAAGGGAATTACGATATTAAAATACAAGGGAGAACAAAAGACCCTGATTTAGATGGAACAGTTGTTACTGTTAATAAATTAGGAGGAACAAAATTTAAAATATTAGAATCACCTAATAAAGATTTGATAGGTAAACCTCTTGAAGACAAACAAGGATTGCTGGCGATTACTAGAGGTAACAGTGCTAGAAATAAAACAGCAGCAGGAGGAGGTAAGTTTAAAATAACAGGAACAGATCACATTTATACGATGAAATTTAATTCAACCACTCCGATTAAATTAGGATCTTTTCCTTATGTTCAAGATAATCCAAGACTGGTGGGAGTCACCGTTGATGATATTTTTGTGGGAGATGTAGGCATGACTATTCAAGTGGGAGGAAGTAAAGGAAAAATACATCCTGTGTACACTGAAGCTCTGACTGCTCCACCAGGTACCTACAAGAAAATGGAGGAGGCAGGATTTGATCCTTACAAAAAAGAAAATAGTATTGCCGAGTATCAAAAATACTTAGAGTCGCAAAGTAAGCCCGATGAGGGTAAAGTACTTCAGTTTGAAAAGAAGGAAGAAGCTCCGAGAGATGAGTCCTCTGGAATGGCTGCTGATTATGTTCCACCGCAATATGGTCCTCCTGCTTTTGATTTAACACAAGTGGTTAAAGAAGAATTTTCTCCTGAGGGTTTTTCAACTTTTAGTACAGATGTAGGCTCTAATTATCAGAGATTAGATGATTTTATTTATGTCAGACCTAGTAATGATCCTATTCAAACTGCAATTTATAAAGAACAGTTAAACTTTATAGACTCTTTGAAAAAAATAAAAGGAAACCCGAATGCTAAGGTTGTTATGTATAGAGCTGCTCCAACAAAAGAACTTAGAGAAGGAGATTTGTTAACTCCATCGAAAACAGAAGCAAAATTCTATGTTGATGAATCTAAAATAACTAGAGACGACATTAGAAAAGCAGAGAGAGACAGAAGACTTAGTGAAGACGTAGTTGATTTACAAAAAGAAAAAAATATTAAAGCTATAGAAAATATTCAGGATATTTTTGGTGAACAAAAAGTTACTCCTTCTCAATTATTTAAATACGAATTAGAAGCAAAAGATGTTCGTTGGGATGGAGGAAATAGAGGGATGTTAGGTTGGGGATATTTTCCTTCTAAAGACAAAACTATTTATCACCCTCTTGATAGGGTCTTTAAACAACAGATAAGAGAGGTACTGTCCACTGATTTATTGAGTCCTCAATATTTAGCTAAATTAGAAAAAGATGCCGATATCAGTTGTGGTCAATGTTATGCAGCAGCAGAGGCGGTGTACCATAAATGGGGTAAATTTAATGGATTTACTCCTAAGTATTTAACATCCAAAGATTTTCCTGAGGGACTACCTAAAGGAGAGACACACTGGTTTTTACAAAACAAAGAAACAAAAGAAATAATAGATCCCACAGCAGAACAGTTTGGTGGTATTCCTATTCCCTATGAAAAAGGAACTGGAGCAGGATTTCTAACAAAGGAGCCAGCAAAAAATAAAGGTAAAGAAGTTTTAAATAGATTAGGAACAGAAAAAGTAATTCAAACTCCTAGTGGAGTTATTCTTGATTTTGCAAATCAAAAAGGAATTGAAACAGAGGGAGCTCCTCTTAATGATTGGTTAAGAACACATAATTACGATTTAGAATATAATTCTCCTGAAAGAAAAACTTTTGGTGATTTAAAAAACACAACAGGAAAAGATCCTCGTTTTTTAGTAGGCTTTACAACAAAAGATGGTAACCAAGGTTATATTACGGGATACGGAACTGAAAAGAATGTAGGCTTTGTTGAGTACTTTGCTAATTTAGGTACTAAAGACAAAGCTAGTGGAGAAACTCCATCTCCTCTAAAGCCTTCAGAATTAAAAGAGATAATTAATGAGTTGAAAAAGCATTATGGCTTTCGACAGTTTGCTGGCGACAGAATTACGGGAATACGGAAACAAAATAGAGATAACCAAGACAGCTATTTTGATAGAAGCCAAGACTTACTTGCAGTAACACCTAAACCAAAATCAGCTGTTGATATAATGATTAACCCTAATTTTGCAAGTATTGGAAAAACTGGAAAAATTTATCTCAGAGATGTTTTTGATTTTTTTGATGATGTTCCAACAAAAAGAAATTTAAACAATCCAGTAGAACGCAAACAAATGTTAAATGAAGCTTTTGATGAAATTGTATATATGAAACAACAAGCTGTTAGTGGAGAAGGATGGTACCAACAAGATGTTAAGAAGGCTTTAAAGATAGTAGAAAAAATATTACCTGTAGTAAAAGAAAGACCTATTCTAAAAGATTTTTTATTATTCTTAACAGGTATATCCTCTGCATTAACCCCTGTTGGAAATGATTTTAAAATAGGAATTCAAATGATTAAATCATTTGCAGAGACTGGAGAGATACCTTTAAGAAATCCTTTCGAACCTTATAATGAAAAATCAAGTGCAGTGAAACAAGGTCTAGCAAAAATAGGTGAACCTAAAAAATGGAACAAAAATGCACAAAACTTAGAAAAGCAGATTACTTTTGTTAACAATTTTATTAAGGATCAGGGATTAGATGCCTTTATGAAATTTTTATTTAAAAAAACAACAAGAAGAGACCTTGCTCCTTTAAGAAAAAAATACGCAAATATGGGACCTCTATCAGGAAAGCTAGATGAAAAGATATTTGGTTTTCAAAACTTCGGACCAAAGGTTGGTCCTTTCTTAGCTAATATAAGTGGAGTAACAAATCTCAATGTGGTTGATCTTTGGAATTCTAGAAGTATGAATAGATTGACTGGAGATATGTTTATTAGGGATAAAGACGGAAAAATACTATCCTTTGCTGACACACCTAGAACAGAGACAGAAAGAGAACTTTGGAATGGTTTTATGGATGAATTAGCTGAAATGGCTAATTTATCTGTTGATGACACGCAGGCAATTAGATGGTATTTTGAACAACTATTATATACATATTTAGGAGTAAAAAGTGAACCAAAGAGCTACGCAGACGTTGCAAAAAAATTCCTCGAAGAAGCAGAAAAAGAAGCCAATGACTCCGATGGAGGCGTTCGCCAAAGCGATGGAAGTAAAAATAAACCTACTGTCACAAAGAAAGCCCAAGGCGGAAGCATAAGTATTCCCCAAAGACGATCACTTGTAAATGATGGGTTAGTTGATATAAATACTATTATTGGAAAAATAAATTATGGCAACTAACATCGATAAAGGCTTATATCAAACAGGAGAGAAACCTGAACTAGAGATTATCAAATCGGAAACTGAAGTAGAGATCGACGGTCAACCGATCCCTAGCCCTGAGGGAATTGAAATTGAAATGGATGAAGACGGAGGAGCAATTCTTGACTTCGATCCCATGTCCGCAATCCCCGAGGAAGTGGAGTTCTATTCCAACTTAGCAGAAGTTTTAGACGACAGAATTTTAGGAAGAATATCCTCTGAGTTATTAGATGACTTAGACAGTGACCGCTCCTCTCGAAAAGATTGGGAGGAAGCCTACATCAAAGGTTTAGATTTATTAGGACTTAAATATGAAAAGCGTACTCGACCCTTTAACGGTGCAAGCGGTGTGACTCATCCTTTGTTGGCAGAGAGTGCCACTCAATTTCAGGCATCCGCCTACAAGGAGTTACTACCCTCGGGTGGTCCTGTTCGAACCATTATGATGGGAGAAGAGACTCCAGAAAAATATGCGAGAGCACAGCGTGTTCAAGAATACATGAATTACCAGCTCATGAACAAAATGGAAGACTTCACACCTGAGTATGATCAAATGTTGTTTTATCTCCCTCTCGCTGGTAGCACCTTTAAAAAAGTTTACTACGACGAGTTAATGGATCGAGCTGTATCCAAGTTTATTCCCGCCGAAGATTTAGTGGTTAACTACATGGCATCCGATTTGGATAGCTGCGACCGCATCTGTCAAATCATCAACATGAGTTACAATGATTTTAGAAAAAAACAAGTATCAGGATTTTATAAAGATATCGAAGTTGAACCTGATCAAATCAACCCCAGTGAAGCTCAAAAAAAGTATGATGAGATTGAAGGATTAAAGGTAAATGAAAAAGACAAGTATGTTCGATTATACGAGTTTCATGTTTCCTTAGATATTGAAGGCTTTGAGGATACCGATGAGATGGGGGAAACGACAGGAATTAAAATACCTTACATCGTCACCATTGAGGATGGATCAAGCCAAATTGTAGGTATTCGTCGAAACTACGACAAAGACGATCCGAAGAAAATGAAGAAGCAATACTTTGTTCACTATAAGTTTTTACCAGGATTAGGTTTCTATGGTTTTGGTTTACTGCATGTCATTGGATCTCTCTCCAGAGCGGCGACGTCTATTTTACGTCAGCTAATTGATGCGGGATCCCTATCCAACTTACCTGCTGGATTTAAGACGAGAGGATTAAAAATTAGAGATGATGCCGAACCAATTCAACCAGGTGAATTTAGAGATATTGATGCACCCAACGGTGATCTTCGAAACGCTTTAATACCTTTACCTTACAAAGAGCCTTCTCAGACGTTATATAGTCTTTTAGGTTTTGTGGTGCAATCGGGACAACGATTTGCAGCGATCACTGATTTACAGGTGGGTGATGCCAATCAAAATGCTCCTGTCGGTACAACAATGGCTTTACTCGAGAGAGGTTCTAAAGTGATGTCCGCGATCCACAAGCGATCCTACTACTCTCAGAAAAAAGAATTTAAATTACTCTTTAAAGTTTTTGCTGACTATCTTCCTGAAACCTATCCGTATGCAGTGGAGGGAGCAGATCGAACCATCAAGGCAGAAGACTTTAGTGAGCAAGTGGATGTCTTACCTGTATCCGATCCTAATATCTTCTCCATGACTCAAAGAGTAACTCTAGCTCAAACTGAATTACAGCTAGCTCAAAGTGCTCCCGATTTACATAACATGAAAGAGGCATACAGAAGAATGTATGAGGCTTTAGGAGTAAAAGATATTGATGAGATGTTAAGAAAAGATAGTCCCGTTGAGCCGAAGGATCCCGCAATGGAACACGCTGATTTATTAGATGGTAATTTATTGAAAGCTTACGAGGGACAAGATCACGATGCTCACATTCAAAACCATATTCTCTTTGGTACCAATCAAATGATTTTAGCTAATCCTCCGATGGCAATGAAATTACAAAAACATATTTTAGAGCACGTTTCTCTCAAAGCAAAAGAGCAAGCAATGTTCCTAGCACAGCAAGGTCAAGTTCCACAGGATCAACTAGATCCAGTCATCGCAAAACTCGAAGCTCAATTTATGATGGAACTAAAACAAATGTCACAGCAACTATCAGGAGCAGGACAACCTGATCCTGTTGTTCAGTTAAAACAGCAAGAGCTACAGCAAGACGCAATGAAAGATCAAATGGATGCACAAATTGATCAAGCAAAATTACAGTTGGATGCACAAAAACTTCAACAAAAAGACGCTATGGATAAAGCAAAGCTGCAAAAGGATTATGATATTGCCGATAAGCGTGCCGAAGTGCAGTACGACAAAATGACAACACAAACTTTAAATCAAGAGAGAAGAGATGCCACTAACCAAAAAAGGCAGTAAAATTATGTCTGCTATGAAAAAAGAATATGGTAAGAAAAAAGGCGAACAAGTTTTTTATGCCTCTAAAAATAAAGGTAAGATAAAAAAAGTAGAAAAGAAGAGTAGAAAAAATGTCTAAGCCGTATTACATTACAGATATGATTGATAAAAAAACAGAGGCTCGAGTTCAAAAGATTATTGATGAAACTAGAGACTTTATACAGGATCAAGCAGAAAAGGGTATTGATCTTGTCGAGTTAGCACAAGTAATGCTAAGTATGAGTAGAGAAACAATGGTTGATGCTTATGGTGAGTATGTTGCAGATACTTACATTTGCAATCAAATTAGTAGGTTGAAAATACCTCAAAATAGTCTAACATTGCATTAATGAAAAAACGTTTAACAAAAACAATTCCTCCGAAAAAGGGCCCTGTATCGCAGGGTGAATCTATTCCACCAGGTAAGATTATGGAAGTTAAGTCTGTGCCTGAGGATAAAAAACACAAGCGTGGTTATGGAATAGCATCAAAAGGTCTTAATTTTAAAGGAGTATTATAATGAATATATCTCAAAAAATTAAAGACTGGTCTTCTAAGATAAAGAAGAGAGACGCTATTATCGCTGTCATTTTCTTTGTATTAGGATACTGGTCATGCTCTGGAATCTAGTTCCCACTGTTATAAAAGGCGTAGTCGATGTTGTTAAAACAAAGACA